CTTCGTCTGCCCCCATGCGGCCATCCCACAGAGCAGGGTGAGAAGAATTGCGTACTCGATCCGATCTCGATGTCGGCAGCCACTGATTCGGTGAAGGGGCTCTTTAACCCCCAAGCCGCGATCAGCGACTACAATGACAAGGGTCTGGTGAGCCGCAACTTTGCGGGCCTTGACTGGTGGGAGGATCAGAACATTCTCTCCTTCACCACAGGCGCTCAGACAGGTCTTACCACCGCGACCACGGGCAAGTACAACACTGCCACGGGTACCACGGCGATCTTGACCTCCGGCTGGGCGCAGCAAGGAACGATCGTTATCGACGGCTTCACTGGTACTTCGAGTGCCGTGACGGTTGGAGATACGATCCAGTTCACGGGTATCTATCCTGTGAACCCGCAGAACCGCTTGCAGTACGGTCGTACCGCGAAGCAGTTCGTGGTTCTGCCGCCGGGTGGATTCACCACGCCTCCGAATGGCGCGGCGACCACGGGCATTTACTATGCTCCGGCGAGCTTGACCAACGGAACGTTCAACAACCTGACCGGTGTTTACACCTCGGATGGCTCTGGCTTGGTCCAGGTCACCATTGGAGAGGCGATCATCTCGGGTGGTCAGTTCCAGAACGTCACCGCGGCACCGATCGCTGGTACGACTAACTACACCATCAACGGTGGTTTTGCGAACCGCTCGACGGTCTCACCGCAAGGCCTCATTTTCCACAAGTATGCGTACGCGTTGGCGTTTGCCGATCTTCCTCTGCCGCAAGGCGTTGAGATGGCGGCACGCGCTTACGATGATGAGGATGTGGGCATGAGCATCCGGTGTGTCACGCAATACACCATCAACAACGATTCGGAACCGACGAGAGCCGATGTCTTGTACGGTCCTGCATCGCTATACAGGAGCCTGGGTATCCGGGTGAACGGGTGATATATGGCTAATCCAGGTCCCGCAGCAGCAAATACGACCAACTCAGTGATGACACTGACGCCGGTCAACACTCAAACCAACTCAAACCCGCAAGAAGGCAACCAGATCCGAGTTCTGGCTGCAGGTCGCGGTATATCTGTCAATTCCACAGGCGATGTCGGTGTCCTTCCGGTCATCAACTCATCGCGCTGGAACGTGCAGGCAGTGGTTGCTTCCAACATGACGGTGAATGCCGGCACTTCTGTGGCGATCGGTATTTATACCGGCGCGCTGCAGGTTGGAACGACGATTGTCTCGCCGGTGATCCTCTCAGGCTTGGTGGCATTCGGTGGCGCAACGGTTGCGTATCGCCCGACTGTCATCAATGTGAGCTTCGTCGGTACCGGGCAGAACATCTATGTGAATTGCCAGACCACCGCAGGCACGGCATGCACACTAGACGTATTTGTACTCGGGTACGATCTCTCGTAAATCTCCCCTCGGGCCAGGACTCACACTGGCCCTTTTACATGGCGGTGCATTCCGCAAAACGGTATATGAAACAAAAAGTAATGTTTGCAACGCCAACCTATGACTATCAGGTGTGCGGCGAATATATGGCATCGATGATGATGACCAGCATCCACTTAACGCACTTGAAGGTAGATGTCACCGCCCAGCTGGTAGCGGGCCTGTGTTTCATCGATTTAGCGAGAAACAAGCTCACCAAGGCTTTTTTAGCCTCGGATTGCACGGATCTATTCATGATCGATGCTGATGTGGGTTGGGACTACAGGGCCGTTAAGCGGTTCTTGGACTATAAGCAGGAAGTCGTTGCAGGTCTTGTGCCAAAGAAGATTGAAGGGGAGGCTTTCCACGATAACGCGCTCACCGGCGAGATCGAGGATGGGCTCATCTCGAGCTTGGAGGCCCCTACCGCCTTCATTCGCTTGAAGCGCAGTGTTTTCGAGAAGATCGATAAGGCGCACCCTGAATTTAAAGACTATTACACGCTCGACACCGGAACTGCCTATTGGCAGACCGGATTTAGCAAAAACCCTGAGAATGGCAAGATGGATTTTCGGGGTGAGGATATTTTCTTCTGTCGCACGTGGATCGCGATGGGGGAGAAGATTTGGATAGATCCGCAGATTGAATTTACACACCGAGGCTCTCGAGCGTGGAAAGGTGATTTCATCGATCACGCGATGGCCAAGGGCACTATCACAGCAACTAAGGAGCCGCAATGGCCGGTGGAACAGCAATCCCTTACGGGAACGTAAAGAATCTCTTCGTACTCTCTGGCACCCCCACGGGTAGCTTTGTCGCCGCAACCTCGATCACGATCGCCACGGGCGGCGCAATCCTCACCATCAATGTTCCAGGGATTTTACCTGGTGATCTGGTACTCGATGTGAATCGCCCCTCGATCACGGTCAATGGCAATACGGCGCCCGCCTTTAACTGGATCAATCCCGGCAATGCATTCGTATCAAGCGCAGGGGTTTTATCCTTGACGCTCACCAATTCGAGCACGTTGGCTGTCTCGGCTCCCGTTGAGGCGTATGTGATTGGTATCGCGCGAGTGGATACCACCAACCCGCCATCGACGACTCCAACCGGAATCTACAGCTAATGGCACGCCCCTATCACAGCATGACCACCGGTGTGGTGGTGCCGACCGTGCAGACGGTCAACAATCCGGGGAATACGGATTTCTGGGGGGTTACTGCAACAAATGCGGGCGCGGTTCCTTACTACATCAAGTTCGCCTGGCAGGGCAATCAGAACGCCGTTCCAGCCCCCACCTCGACCGCAAGCACCTGGACCCCCTCCATGACATTCGAGGTACCCACCATCGGGCTTGATTTTGCGCTCAATGAGCCTGTGACCAATACGGGGCAGCTGTATTTCTGGTACGCATCTACCCCGCAGGATGCCACGAACGCCTCAGTTACCTCCTCAGGCGATGCCATAACCGTCTTTTACGGCTAATGCCAAACGTCAATCCAGGGGCAGCTAACAATGTAGCCCTGGTATTTCAGGGGTTGCTCAACCCCAATTCGAGCGATTCAGGCTTGGTGTGGGGTGTGCTTAGGGTTTTAAACGCACCCGATGCGACCGTAATAGCGCCGACCGCATTCTATGATCAGGTGAATCAGTCAAACACCCAAGCGGGTGGGACGTTGAGTATTTTAAATCCCACAGGCACGGCAACCGATGGGCAGAGGATGACTTTCAGAATCACCTCATCGAATGTTCAGACCTATTCCTGGAGCAGTGCTTATCACGGCTCGAGTACCGCCGCCCTTCCAACCGCAAGTTCCGGTGGTGGAGCGCGAGACTATATCGGATTTATCTACGACTTGAACTCCACGCAGTGGGATTTCGTCAGCATCGTACAAGGGTTTTAATCTATGTCAGTCGGTCAAACACACGTCTCCGCCAAGTTCGTATCGAACATGAGCATTACAGGTCTCGCCTCGCTCTGGGCTTCCGATACGATCAAAATGGCGATTATCACCAATGCGCAGACCCCTGGAATCAATGATTCCGATCCAAGATGGGGTGCAGGTGGCACGCAAAACTACTCAACCGCGGAAGTGACCCCAGGGGGTAATTATTCGGCGGGCGGAGTGACCTTGTCTGGCACGACTTCTACTCTTTCTGGCGCGGTGACATCCTTAAATGCCACCAGCCCCATTACGATCGCGGCCAATGCCAGTAACCCCACGGGGGCGTTCTGGGCGATCTTTTACGATTCGACCGATGCGGGCAAGCACGTATTTGGATTTATGGACCTGGCGGGATCCTTATCGCTAGTTCCCGGGCTTCAGATCAATATCAACGGCGTATCTTCAGGCACGCAGCCTGTATTCCAAGGGACGGCCACTTAAAATGTCACAAGGCTTCGTCAATACGCTAGTTTCTCTGCAGACTCCGGGCACTGCGATCACCGCGGCAGCTCGCACGAGTATGACAGCGGGCAACAATGCGACCGCCGCAAGATTCACGATCCCAGGAAACTTCATCAAGCAAGCAGGTGACATGATCGAGCTTGATGCTCGAGGGATCATCTCTTGCGTGGTCACGACTCCTGGAACTGCGAGGTTTGATTTCGCCTATGGCGCGACCTTGGGTACGGCGTTGTTTGATACGACCGCTATGCCGCTCAACATCATGGAGACTCAATATCAGGGCTACCTGTACGCAAGTTGGAGCGACTTCCAACTGGGTATGGGATGGTGAGTTCTTGACAGAAGCGATGATCAACACGGCGCTACAGGCCACAGGTCCAGGTCCTGGTGGTACTAGAGTCCCTTATTCTGGAACTGCTACGGGCGCCTCGAATGTGGTATCCGCTTCTGGATTTAACACAACGGTCTCGAACATCATCGATTTGAACTTCACCCAGACAGCTGCCACGGGTTCAATCACCCTGCAGCAAATGACTCTATCGTTGCTGACTGCAACTGGCTTCTAAAACCAAAGAAGAGGTCTAAATGGCCATTGCAATTGGCCAACATGCGGCGAATGGAACGCCGGCATTCACCACAGTTACATCGATAACGACGCCGTCCAAGACGACCTCGGCGTCTGGCAGCACCTTTGTTCTCAATATTTTCAGCAGCACCGCGATCGCCGGTTCCACGCCGGTTCAGGATAGCTTTTCCAATAGCTACACGCTGAAAGAGACTCTGACGACCCAGTTCGGGTCTGTCATCGTCTATACGTACATTTGCGATAACGGCTCAGGGGGCGCGGGTCACACCGCAACGGCGAATCTCTCTTCTGCCGCGCACTGCGCGATCTTCTTCACGGAAGTCACGGGCGCTGCTAATCCCAGCTTTGATGCTGGGAATACGATAAATAACAACAGCACCTCGACAAGGCAGGTGCTGCGGTCACGACGACCAACGCGAATGACTTGCTGCTCTCGATGATCTGCAGTAACGGCGATGGCTCAACCATCACCGATACGGGCGGATGGAATGCGATTTTAGATAGCGTCGGGGCGGGAAGCAGCGGCGCTGCCACAGGTGCTGTTTCCTTTCAGGTCAAATCCTCGACCGGTACGTATAACGATGCGTACGTATTCAGTAACAGCACCGGTATCGGCGGCACGATTGTGGCGCTCAAGGCCGCAGCTGCTGCGGCCGTTGTATCCCCTGGCGTTGGGCAGTTCAGGGCATTAAAGCTTGGTACCCCATCAAGCCGCCTGCGCGGTGTTTACGATGACACGCTGGTACTGCCAGCCACCATCAATGAGACGGTAGGCGCATACAGTTGGGCAGGCACGACCTCGAGTGCTTCGGGCCTGATCAATGCTGCGGTAGGCACGTACTCCTGGGCCGGAACGACTTCAACGGCCTCCGGGCTCATCAATGCTTCGGTAGGAAGTTATTCCTGGGCTGGACTAACGGCCACCGCTTCGGGCCTGATCAATGGCTCTGTGGGTGCCTATTCTTGGTCAGGCACGACAGCCACCGCTTCTCAATTGATCAATGCGAGCGTTGGGGCCTATTCCTTGGCGGGTACCACCAGTACCGCCTCAGGCCTCATCAACCAAGGAATCGGCACTTACACTTGGGCTGGAACGACTTCCAACCTAGGTGGAGTGACCACCATTGCAGAAGGTCTAGGTGCTTACACCAGGACTCCCCACTCAGATCAGCGCAATAGAAGGGGCATGGAATTGGGCGGGCGTTACAGCAACTTTAAGTTTTCCCTCGACATCGAAGGTGAACTTCTTCCTCATGTTCAGGTAAAGGAACGATGACAGCTTTAGACATCATCACTGGCGCATTTCTCAACATCAATAGCTACTCACCCGGCGAGACGCTGTCGAGTTCCGATGCGAACACCGGTCTTGCCGTTCTTAATGATCTTCTGGATTCGCTCTCCAATGATGAAGCCTTCGTCTATACCCAGCAGGAAACCATTTTTAACTGGGTGCCAGGACAGTTTCAATACTCGGTGGGAAATCCTGTAGGGGGAACCTTCACCGGTGTTATTACGAGTGGTTCACCTGTCATTGTCGGCATCACCAATCTGCCCGCGCAATTGGTTGCAAATCCCGTTCAAGGCGTGGGCTCAACTCTGACCGATCAGCAGAGCGTCATCCCGACGGGCACCACGCTCTTTCCGGTGGCCACCACGGTCCTATCCTTCATCACCGGTGCCACTACCGCTATCACCTTCACCGCCCCGCCTACGGGAACTACGGCGACTATTTCAGGCTGGGCGGGTGGTGCGGTTGCTTCCACCTATATCACCTTCAGCGATGGTGAGACCCGCGTTGCCGCGGTCAGCAATGCCGGGGTGTGTACCTGGTCAGTTGCATTGACCGGAACTCCCACCGCAGGAAGCAACAGCATCAATACGACCTCTGTCACGATGTCTGCGAATGCGAGTGCAACCCCCTCGATAAACCCGGACACCATCACCTATACGGTCCCTGGGAATATTCCGGTCAATAGGCCGTTAAGGTTCAGATCAGGCTTTACCCGATCGACATCCGCCACGGTGGCCAATCTTGACTATGGCTTTGTCTTTACCGACTTCGACAACTACAAGCGCGAGTTACTCAAAAACGTCCAGGGACCGTGGCCCTATATAGCGGCCTATCAGCCGACTTTTCCGTATGGAACACTCTATGTATACCCGGCCCCTGGCGCCAATTACACGGCGCACATCTTCAGCGATCTGATTCTCTCCGAGTTTGCGAGCATCACGGCCCCCTACAGTCTGCCGCAAGGCTATACACGGGGCTTGAAGAAACTCCTC